CCCTTCATGCGGTAGGTTGCGTTCGACGTTGCAATCACGATCCCGTCGTTGCGGTCGCCATTTTTGAATCCAACAATCGCCTGCGTGCCCAACGGCGGATTCGAAGTAAATCCGTACTCCGTGAAGCGCGGGATGTCAGAGATCAACTCCAGTCCGTTGATGCGCAACTGAAGGGCCTGCACGGGCTTCGTGTCGTCGACCAGCGTGATAGATCCGCGCGCCATGATCAGCAGAATGCGCCGCGCCAGTCGGTTCAATTGATCGAGCATTATTGCTGCGCCTCTGTTTGGGTCGATTCATCCATTGGCAAAACATCCAGCGCGATGGGCTCGGGCAGGAAGCCTTGCCGCGGCCCAAACACCAGCTCCGCATGAGTTCCCAGCTTGTCGAGGATGAATGTCACCTCAGCAAGCAGCAGAATCGTGTTTTCGGGTATGCCCACCGTGTCGGCAGACACCGGATAGTTGGTGTTCGGAATCCACGGCGAGCCGCTCGCGTCGCGCCAGCTATCGACCAGCGCGCGTACGCGCCGCGACCTGCCATAGGCCCGCGAAGCCATCCAGTTCACCCGCTTCTCGACGAACCTGCGATCCGTCGCGCTCTGTTCGGAAACAAAGTACGTTGGCCGCAATCTGCCAGTATTGTTCTTCGCCACCACCGTGACGACCGGGAGATTTGTGACGCCCTCGTCGTCCGCGCCGGCGCTGTAGGCGCTCAGCACTGCATTGAATGTGCTGAATGTGCCCAGCGTGGTTTTTGTGCAAACGATCGCTTCGACGTTCTGCCCGAGCGCTATCCCCGATCCACCCAGTTCCGTGCCTGCCGTCGAGATCGTCAGTTCGCCCTCTTCGCTCTCGAACACCAGCATGCCGCAGTAGCGCGCGTAGCGCTCGATCACTTCCCATGCTGTCTCGGTGATGCTCACGATCTGCCGAGGCAGCACCGGAAGCTTGTCGAGAATCGCCTGCGTTCCGTTGGGCGGCACGAACACATCCACCGAATACGGCGTCGCGATTGCAGTGCACAGCGCCTCCAGAGACGTGTTCGCATTCACCTTGTCGATCCGGCAGGAGCAATCCACAAGATCGGCGAGCTTGCCGCGACCCGAAAGGGTTATCAGGTGCGTGCGAGGCGCAAGCGTATGCTCGATAGTCTCGATGAAGCCCGACAGCACGACGTCATCGCCAATCGAAATTTTGACTGGCGCCCCCTCCTTTGAAATCAGCTTCAGAGTGTTCGCGTCTGCCGAACACGACAGCTCAAACGAAGATGTCGCCACCTCGATGGATCTGGAGATCCTCGCGGCCTTCCAGCCGGTCAGCATCAAGCCGTCATCCGTCAGCAGGACTCGAACCTCGTCGACACCCGGCTTGGCCCCGAGGCTGTCGACGATGCGGTCTGCGCTCGGCATTAGAAGTTTCCTGGTGAATAGGCATACTGATCGCCCAGCGGCGCCTGTTGTCGATCGGTCGTGAGACTGGTATCGACGTTCGGCGATGCCTCGACATTGACGCTCGTTCCTGCCGGCGCATTCTTGTGCACGATCTCGATGCGCATCTTCCCGGGCGTTCCTGTTGCCTCTCCGAGCTGGCTGTCGAGTTCGCGCGCGATGCCTGACCTGATCGCGGCCTCACCAGCTTTATCTGTGGGGCGCTCATACAGCGAGGACACGCGCTCCGCTGCCTGTGCCGCGTCGTTCGACTGCAACAGTGCATCGCCGGCCTGCTTCTCGGTGTGCTGCAATTCCCAGATCGAGAAGCCCATCTGCTCTTCCGGACGGGCGAGCTCAAGCGGCCTGCCGGCCCATTGCTCGTATTGCTTCCGGCGCTCCGGTCCCCACTGGTACAAACCGACAAACTTGCCGCTTTTGTCCACGGCCCGCTCGTCGAAGCTGCTCTCGCGAAAGGCGTTGGCTGTCATGCCGATAGCCTGCTCACGCGACAGACCGTGATTCAGATACCACTCGACCATCGAGCGCGCACTCTCCTGCTTCCCGCCATTGCCGCCCACGCCATCTTGTTGATACTGCGCCATCGTTTGATCGCCACGGCCGCGCAGACGGTTTCCGAATCGCTCGAATCCGTCCCACAGGCGCTGCTGCACGTTCTGCTCATCACCGGGCGCCGCTGCCGGCCTGTGGCGACCGCTCACGGCATCCAATCCGAACTGGATGCCGTTGAGCAGCCCATTAAGGGCTGGCTCAAGATCACTGAGAATGGTCGTTTTCAGCTTGTCATAAGTGATGCTCAGCCGGGCAGACTCATCCGCATACTCTTTCGCCCGGCGAATATCGTCATCCGTCGGTATGTAATTCTTCGCTGCGAGCAGATCGGCCGCCACCTGCGCCGGTCCGCGATCGAGAAAGTCAACGAGCTGCCCTGCGCCAGCCGCTCCAAGGAAATTCTGCGCTCCCCCATACTTGCCTTGCGAGCGCAGTACCGACGCATATGCGGCCAGCTTGGTCAGCACGGATTCAATATCTTCCATCCGCGCCGGGTTCATCGAGATCCCCGCTTCCTGGAATCGCTTCAGCGCCTCAGGATTCCGGTTGTTGATGGCGTCGCTGTAGGCTTGACGCACCTGCTCCACCCCGCCATTCACCTGTTCGGGCGAGAGGCCCGCCAGCCGCCCCGCATACTGCACCCCATACGCCGTACGAGTCGAAAGGCCGGTCCGCGTTCCGAGGTTGCCCATGGAGCGCACGGAGGAGGCCCACTCCGACTCGATCTGCGCCATTTTCCCGACCAGAGCCGCCACTGCGCCGGTGATCAGGCCCGACCCGCCAACGAACCGCGTGACGGCTGAGATCGCCCCGCCGCTCGAACTGAGACCCATACTGATCGAGTCGCCGAGTTTGTCGATCTTGCTGCTGCGGATCTGCTTTCCGAGTCCCTCGATGCTCGACCGCACCTTGCCGATTGGGCCCGATGCAGCGTCCTTCGCCGTGATCGAGATCGCAATCTTGTTTGCCATGAGTCATCGCCTAATTCGCGAGTGCCTTGAAGGAACCGGGGCAAAACGCTGGGTGTATCGGGTCAATCTGCGTGGTGAGGTCATCCGCGCGAGTGGGGTCGCGATAAATCCGATTCGCGAGCACCAGTACCGGCATCGAGCCGGCGAAGCTGAATGTCCGGATCGTCGATAGCGCCGCACCACGCTTGTTCAAATCAGCAACCACCGCCGCGCGCAGCGTGCGCAACGCCTCATACGTGTCGTCTTCGCCTTGGTCGCCTGCAATGTCGATCTCCGCGTCGAGGAGCGCAGATACCTGATCGCGCATGCTCGCCGCGTCGTCGCACGACGTCGGCTGATACGTTGAGGATGCAAGCGCAACGGATGCGATTGCACACCGGCGGAACAGGTCGCCGCATGCCGTCTGCATCTGACCCATTGCCACGCCGATCGCCGATGCTGTAGTCGAACCGGTCGGCACATAGCCGGCCAGCGAGGACAGCAGGCGAACACCGTCGGCGGGGTCAGTCGTGGCCGCAAGGACGGCAGATGTCATTCCCTGCGCTGCGGTAGAGAAGTCCCCTACCGTCGATGCGTCAAGAGCGCGCGCGGCCGCATCGAGCGTCTCAGCCGCCGTCGTTACCGCCGCGCGCGCCGCGGTTGCCTCCTCGATCAGGCTCTGCGTTGTCGCTCCCGACTGCCCTACCGACGAACTCGGGTACTTGCTGAAGGTCGGCAACGTCGCACTGCCCGTGAAGCGCCCGAAGTCGCCCGGCAGGTTCGTCAACAGCTTGAAGAGGTTCCGCGCATCGCCCACAAGATTCTTGGCATACGTGTACCAGCCAACGGCTGTATCCACTGCCTCGCCGAGCACTGCCGCGCCCTGCAAAATTGCAGTGCTGGCCGTCTTCGCAAAGTCCGCGGCCGCAGCCAGATTCAATCCGCCGAACGCATTCAAGACACCGAGCGTGGTCGCTGTCTCGCTCGTGGGGTACGTCCGCGGACCGCCTTCGATGAATTCGAACTGGAATTCGAAATAGCGGCCCTTCTCCCAACGCTCGATGGACCTGAAGTCCATCAGGCTGACGGTGCGCCGGCCGAGCGTCGGGTGCACGAGCGATCCATCACCCGACGTTTCGCACGCCGCGATCAGAACGTCGCGCTGTGCGATGACGTCATCGCCGACCACAAACCCGTAGATCCGGATGCGGCGGCCACGACGGCCGAGATCTTCAACCCAGACCGTGTCGCGCTGCGGGTATTCGTGCAGTTCGTTGCGGCGGCCAAACGCGCTCTCGCTGCCCAGGGAAACGAACGGCACACCGCGGAAGGATGCCGGGCGAAGCTGCTCGAAATACGACGCTGCCGAGCCACCGAGTCGCGCGGCAAGCGAACTGGCCAGATTCGTGATGCCGGACGCCGTGCCGAGCACCGCTCCGGCGCCGCCGGCGATATTCATGTCAGGCTCCCATCTGCTTTTTCATTCGCCTGGCTCGCTCGAGCCGACGCAATGACTCGGTAAAAGTCATGCCTTCAACGACGTCCGGCCCCCAGCGCATGAAGTGGGTCAACTCGTCGAGGCGGTCGTCCCACCCTTCAGGCATGTCGGTGCACTGGGCGATCAGTCGTCCGAGCCCGGTGATCGCCGAACCTGAAAACCGCTGAAATAGCCCACGGCCGCCATGAAGTCACGAGCGCAGAGCGTGCGCACGGCGTTTTTCGGATAGCCACCCACCAGACTGATGCGCGCGATCGCTGCGGCGAAGGGACCACCAGCGGCGGCCGCCTTCCTGTTCTGCTGATTCGTCGGCTCACAGAGGCTGAGAGAGGCAAGATTCAGCGGGCTGTCTTCTTTCGTGATGCAAACTGGCTTTACCAACTGGATCACGATTTCCTCGGCGCTTGCCGCCGGGAAATTGGCTGCCTCATGCCCGAACGAAGCAATGAAGTCTTCCGCTTCGTTGATCTGGCTGCCGTACATCTGGTCGATCACGTCGACCGGCTCACCGCTGAGCAGTGCGATCAGCGCGATCGACGTGCCGAACTGGCCAGCCGCCTTCTCAGCGGCTTCGTACTCGCCCGCCGTCGCTTCGCGCACGGTGATCTCGGTCACCGTCTTCGCCGAATCGCCCTTGCCGTACGTCAGCGGCTTGCGCAGGACGATGGTCTTGGTTTCCTGCATCGATCAATTCTCCGTGATCGCGCCTTGGAAGCCTTCCCAATGCGCGGTGAACTTCGCTTCGGTCGTGTCGACTTCCTGCGCCTCGACGGTCCACATGTTGCGGCCGATCACCGTCTTTCCGTTGGCGAGTTCCAGCACGATGGTCTGGCTGCGCATCGCGTTGAACGCGGCGAGACTCAGACCGCCAGAATCACGGATCGATGCCGAGATCGACGGAGGCTTCGGTTTTTCGCTGAAGCCATGCACGGTGTCCTGACCGCTCAGCGATTCCCGCGTCACAGTGCCGACGTCATACTTCAACTCACCTTCGAGTTGATAGTTCACCCCGTCTACCGTCAGGTATGCGGTGCCGGCGATGAACGGCGTGTTGTTAGCCATCGTTGGCTCTCCACAAATGAAAACGCCGCCCTTTCAGGCGGCGCACTGCGTTGACGGGAACGACTACGACTGGGTGGTCGAGAGGCGGAACTGCGCCAGAAGCGCGAAGATGCGCAACTGATTGATCAGCGTGCCCGGCCAGAGGACGTCGACGCGGTTGGGGTTCGAACTGTTCTGCTCGACCACAATGGCCTGGGCGAAGATGTCGCTTCCCTGCACGTAGCCTTCGTACTCCATCGCCTGGTACTCGGCGATCTGATCGGCCTTGATGATGTTCGGCGTCACGATCCCCGAGCCGGGCGCGAAGCGCGTGCCATTCGCAGCAAGTTTCACGCGCGCGTACTTCGTCGTGACCATCGTCCGCAGCCGACGCAACACGTATGTGAGCAGGAACATGGTCTCGATTTCGAGGTAGCTGTTGTCAGGCTGCCCGAACGCGTTGAGCTGGTAAGTCGTGATCAGGTTTTCGATCGCCACCGTCCCGTCGCTCGCCACCGTGAACGTCGAGATGCCGTCGTAGAGCAGCGTGTTGCGCTGGCTCAAGTTGAAACGCGACTGCAGCGGCGGTGCCAGCACGCCGGCGAGCGCCACCGTCTGCATCGGAATGCCCGGGTCAGCGCGCACGCTCACCGCCGTCACCGCGGCCAGCGCCGCGGCCCACTGCCATGCCGGCGTCGGCGAGTCGTTGAAGCCCATCACCGATTCGTGCTGGTTATTCCGCGCCGTGCCGAACGTCGTCAGGCCGCCCCAGGTGCTGCGATACGCGCAGAACACGTGGCCGAATACCTGTTGCTGCCAGCTCCAGCGCCCGGTCTGGTCGTTCAGGAACGCCTTGAGCGCATCGAGCGAGGTCGCATCGGTGAATGCGCACGCGATGAAGTCGAACGGCATGTCGAGCAGATTGCCGAGCGCCGTCGTCAACGTCGGGTTCGTGGCGCCGCCCGTCATCGCCGTGATCGTCGCAGCAAGCCCGGTCGGCAACACCTCGCCGGCCTGCGCACCCTGATAGTTGAACCGAATGTCGATGTCGTTGCCGACGAGACCCTTGTTGTCAGCCGTGAGCGTAACCGTGCTCGTCGCCACCGACGCCGTGACCGGCATTGCGGGAATCAGGTTGATCGCCGCAGCAACAGCGGTCGCCACCTGCGCAGTCGTCATGCCTGCGGTCACCGCAACCGTCACGAGTTGACCGGCGATGTACAGCGAGATCGTCCCGTTCGCGGTCGGCGCCGACGTGAAGGCGACCGAGCCAGTCGCTGCCGTTGCGCCAGCCGCGTCCTGTACCGGCAAGTACCAGAGTTCGCCGAACTGGTCGTTCTGGCGATACGCGGCGGTCATCAGCGCGAGGACTGAGTTCGCGCCGGCCTGCTGGTTGGCATCGCCCGTGCCTGCCGAGATCAGCGGGACATTCGGCGTCGCGATGCCGGTCGATGTCATCGGGCCGATCAGCAGCGCGCGCTGGTTCGCGACCGACGTATTCGCATGGGAATTGTCGATCTCAGCGAAGAACAGCGGCGTGCGGATGTTCTGCGGGATCTGCTTGAATGGAATGGTCATTGCGAGTTGCTCCCAGACTTCGCGGCGGTGTTGTCAGCGCGCACGACATCGCCATCGTTCAGCACACGCGTCCAGAAAATGTCGTCTTCCGGCACTTCGATGCCTTCCGGCGGCAGCAATTGCTTCGTGACCGGATGCCGCACTTTCAGGCCCGGCGCAGGTTTGACGATCATTCGTCACTCCTATTGAGAAAAATTGACTTTGACGAAGCCTTCGGCTCGTCCGTCGGGGCCAGCCGTCCGCGGAGCGGGCGTCACAGCATCCGGGAACGGAGGATCGGGGTACGTGCCATTCAGGTCGGCGACGTTCGTGAGATCCGCCGTCAGATCGACCTCGAGCAACTGGGTGTTGATGTCCGGATAGAACATCTCCGGGTACCGCACGCCGAGCAAGATCGAGAGGCCTGCAACGTGCGTTTCACCTTCCGAGTTCACCTCGGTCTCCGTGTCGCAAAACGGAAAATCTTGCGCCAGCGCACGAAGTTGAATGCTCTTGAAGATTGCTTCCTCGATCTGCGCACCGAGCGTCTCAGCGCCAAGCAAAGCGGCTGGACCCGATGCGGCCGACAATTCCGCCTTGATCTCGAATCCGGTGGTCGTCGTAAATGACGTCGAGCCGCTGTTGCCGTTCGACTCCTTCCGATCCTTTCCCTGCCTGAGCTTGATGGCCGGGAGCTTCGCCGCAGTAACGTTCCAGTCGCCAGGCGAATAGACCGTCACTCCAGGTATGGTTTTCAGGATCGCCAGAAGCGCAGCGCGAAACTGCGCACGCCCTGTCTGATCAGTCATCGGTCTGCCCCGGTACGTTGAGCATCAGCCGGCCACCACCATGACCGTCGAGATGGACCTCGCGCACTTCCCATTGCTCGCCAGTCTTCACGATCACCAACTGATCGCCCTGCAACGGCTCCTCGCGCCCATCGAACTGGGACATCTGGATACCCACCGTCGGCTGATTGGTCACGACAACGGATCCCGTTGCGGGATCCAGTCCGAAGAACGCCTTGTCGTAGATGCCTTGAATCTGGAACGACGCGCCGTCGGCCGGCAGGTACGTGATCAAGGTGCCGAACGTTTTCACGAGCGGCCCAAGAATTTTGCCGTCGACGGCGTCGTCCCAATCCATGCTTACTCCGAGTGCGTCACGGACACCTGGCCGCCACTTACCTGCGCGCCTTCCAGAGCGACTTCTTCGACCTTCTCGGGCACGAGGAACCCGAGCTCGCGCAGGCGTTTCACTTCCGACTCCGGAAGCTTCACGGTCTCGCCGGCGCGCTTGAGAACCGGCGCTTCGTCCGGCTTCAGTTGGTCGTGGATGGTGCGCCCGCGGGCGACGACTGCTTCGATGAGTTTTTCGCTAGCCATGGTCACCTCAAGCGACGGTTGCGGCCAGCGCAGCATTCACGCGGCTCGGGATGACGACGGGCGCCGACTGCATCATGATGAAACGCTGCGCCGGGTCTTCTTTCAGCCACGTCTTCGGCGCAAACGGCAGTGCTGCGTAGTTGAACTGCGGGTCGATGATCTGGCCGAACGCGCGCGTGCCCTGCAGATCCGGGCCCGACATGATCATCGAGCCGTCCGGCAGCATGGGCTGCTCGACGTTGTTGTCGTCGACATACCAGTCGTTGTAGAGCCACAGGTCATACTGACCCCAGCGCCCCTTGTAGACCGCGCCGCGCTGAATCTGCGCGCCGACGTTCACGACGTTGCCGTTTTCGCCGAGAGCCGGATACAGGATCGCGCCCTTCAGCGCCGGATCCAGCTTGAAGCCGTTCCATGCCTTCGGCGTGAAGACGATGTCGGTCGCGATAGCGCCCGACGATTTGAGAACCTGCTGTTGCCAGGTCTCGATGTTTCCGGTCGGGTTCGCGGTGCCGGCCGTGATATTGGCGGCCGTCCACTGAGCGCCGCCCGTCAGAGCGATGGTCAGGGAACCGTCGCGACCGAAGTCGATCACGGTGGTCGGGAAGCCTTCGCCCGTCACCGTCAGCGTGCCCGTCAGGAGCACCTGTGCGGCCATCCACTCCATACGGCGGGTCAACATGTCGATCTGGTCGTTGAGCTCGAACTCGAGGTTCATCTGTTCACGCACTTCCGGCGGGAAATCGCCACCGATGCGTTCGCCGATCATGCGCCGGACGGGCTTGCGCAGATCCGGCGCGCGCTTGTCCTTGATGTACGGCGGCTTGAACGTGTTCGTCTGGAAACGACGGCTTTCCACGAGCTTGCCTTCGACCAACGGCGAGCAGAACGGCGACATGCGGCGCTTACCGACGTCAACGTCGATGGACACGAATTCCGAGTCCTCCGCGATCATGTTCGTGAAGAACTTGTCGAGCAGCCAGCTCTGCGCCAGCTTCAGGTTCTGAACGACCTGGATCAGGGTGTTGGTGTCATAAATCAGATTTCCGGGCATTGCTCTCTCCGAGTTGTTAGCCCAAATGAAAAAGCCCCGCTCAGTGGCGGGGCTTCAACATCCGTTCAGGTTGCGAGTTAGCTCGGGTCAGCAGCCGAGACCGAGGATTTGAGGTGGATACCGAGCGGGCGAAGCGCGTCCTGCGCAGCAGTCAGCGTGATGCCCGTGCCGAGCGTCACAGCGTTGCTGTTGAATTCGCCCTCGAGGAAGACGCCAGCGATCACGTCGGCAGCGCTACCGTCGGCGTTGTCGGCGAGGATCGCCGTCGGCGTCTGGCTACCGTCGGACGAAGCCGACAGAGCGACGGTGTATTTACCGCTCGCGGTGATCTTGCCGAGCACGGCGCCGCGTACGAACGGGCCGCCGGTGATCGTGACGTTGCGCGTGACGATCTGCTTCGGACCGGCGATCAGCTGATCCGGTACGAAGGTTTGTGCCGTTACGGACGGCACTTGGGGGTTCTCCCCAACCGTGGTGACAGTCAAAGTCATCTGTGAATCTCCGTGATTGGGGAGGGGTTAAGCTTCGCCGCGGCGCAACTTGCCAGCCGCGAGGATTTGTTCAGCGAGCGATGGGGCCGCAGCAGCGGGCGCCGATGCACCGGGATTCGGCGTCACGACCTTCGCCATGCGTTCGTCGATCGACGGGCCGCGACGCGGCGACGGCGCAGCAGCCGCTGCCGAGCCCGCGCCGTCAACACGATCCGCCGCTGCAGCAGACAGAACACCGACCGCTTGAGCAGCGGTCATGTTCGTGTCGAAGGCGAGCGAGCATGCCTGCTTTACGCTGCCAAGCTTGATGCCTTCGGCGACGATGGCAGCGCAACGAACGCGCTCGCGCTGGCGAGCGGCACCGGCGCGGCCCGCGCGCTTGCCCTCTTCCTTGTCGTCCTTGTCGTCGGCTTCAGCGTCGGCATCGTCGTCGCCCTCTTCGGCGCGGCGCGCGTTTTCCTTTTCCTTCTCTTCCTCGGCCTTGCGGGCGGCCTCTTCGTCCTTGTCCTTCTCTTCCATGCGCTTGGCGTAGTCATCATCCGACTCGCCATCACGCTGCTTGCGGTCGTCGTCTTCTTCCGCACGTGCCGCGGCCGCACTGGGCATACCGAGGAAATGGGCGAACGGCATCGCGCTCGCGAGCTTCGAGAGCTTCATGTGTAACGTCCTTTGGAGGTGGTTTAGGCGGAGATCTGCTGGATCAACGCCCGAAACGCGGCATCTGGCGCCGCCACTTCGTCCGCAAGCCCAAGCGCGACACCCTTGTCGCCCATGAACGTCGCGGCCTGCGTATCCCGAACCGTGGCGGCTGAGATATTCCTGTTGCGGGCAACTGTTTCGACGAACAGTTCGCCCATCGTGTCGATGTCTGCCTGAAACCGCTTTTTAGCGTCGTCCGACAGGGGGATTTCGGAGTGCCCGTCAGCTTTCGTTTCGCCGTAGGTAATGAACGTCACCTTGATGCCGGCGCTCGTGAGAGCCTGCGACATATCGACATGCGCACAGATAACTCCGATGCTTCCGACGCCACCGGTGCGAGGCACATAAATCTTGTCCGCCGCGCTGGCGATCGCGTAACCGGCGCTGTACGCCGAATCGTTGAGAATCGCCCAGATCGGTTTCTTGCCGCGCAGACTGTAGATCGTATCGACGAGATCGAAGCATCCAGAGACTTCGCCTCCCGGCGTGTCCACGTCGAGCGCAATCGCGCTGACAGCGGGGTCGTCAAGTGCCATGAACAGGTTTTGACGAATGCCGTCATACCCGGTCATGCCAGAGTAAGGGCGCAGCGAGCCAAGCTTGTTGACGAGCGTGCCCTGCACTCCGATAACCCCTACAGGGCCGACCATGTCGTATCCCGTGCGCGGGTTGTTGCCCGGATCGGCGAATCCATAGTCATCGTCTTCCATTGCCATCGGCACGACAACCGACCCATCGAGCCGGCCGATCATCCCGATGCCGAGGCGCTCAGACAGTGCAGCAAGAACAATTTCCGCCTTTCGCGGGTGCAGCATCAGCGGCGTGTTGAAAACACGCTGCGCCAGCCGCGGTAGGAGATGGTTCATTGCGCTTGCGGTTCCTCTGTGACTTGCTGAGCCGGCGTGCCGGCCAGCGTCGACGGCAACGGCACGCCGCGGCTTTTGTAGTACTCGACCTCGATCGCACGCTGATCCGCGTTGTCGCGCCAATCGGTACCGGTCGCCTGGGCTGTTTCTTCCTCGAGACTGGAAATACCAGTCTCGATACCCAGCGCCTGCCCTTGCCGCTCTTTGAGCGGATCGACGTAACCGCGGCCCGGGCCAATCCACCATGCCCGCGTGTACGCCGCGCGGCCCGACATGAAGTCTGGGGCGCCGGCGGGCAGCGGCAACGCGTCAACATCGAACGCCTCTTCGATGAACGCCGCATAGATCGGCATTCCGAAGCCGCGCCCGAAGTCACTGCGGCGACGATCGAACGTTTTCCACGCCTCGAGCGCCGCCGCGCGGTACGAGCTGTAATTCACGTCAGACCAGTTCTGGCTGATCTGTTGAGCAGACATGCCGGTGCCAGCCGCGACGTTGCGCAACATGGCGTTCTCGAACTCGGCGAAGTTGCCTGCCGGCCGTGACGCCGCTACGGTGTTGATCGTCTCGCCAGGGAACAGGATCGGCAGCCGGGCACCGCCGAGTCGCAGCTCGTTCTTGTCGTGGAATTCAGCGCGCGCGTCCTGATAGCCATTGAGCGCCTCTTCCTCGCCGTCGCCGAGTGCCTCGCCGACAAGTTGCTTGTCAAACGGGCTCGTGACGTAGGCGCCGAAGATCGCATTGATGATCGCGGCGTCAAGCTCTGTGCCGTCGTACTTGATCAGCATCTTCAGGCGCTGCAGTACCGGCGTGAGAATGCCGGCACCGCCGCGGTGTTGCGACGCGCGGTCGAAGTCGTAGTCATGGACGATGATCGGGCGCCCCCAATCCGTCTCAGCCGGGATGCGTTCCCACGACACCTGCTTATTACCGCTGAACCAGTCGCCCTGGTGGGCCTTGCGTATGTGATACGCAACCGGAGCGCCGTCTTCGTCGATCTCGACGCCGCCGCGCATGATCTGCTTGTCGAAATTCTGCTGCGGGTTCGACAGTCGATCGGGGTCGATCAGTTGCAAAACTGTCGCATACCGCGCGCCTTTCTTCAGCCGCTGCGGCATCCACCGCAACATGCCGAGCGCGTCGCCATCGACGATCTTGTGCCGAAACGCGAGGCGCATCATCTGCGGAATCGTCAGCTTGCGCTGTGCATCGCAAAAGCGGCCGGGATCTTCTGACCACGTGCGCCAGCCTGCCTCGATGGCACGGCCAAATTCGTCGGCCCAGCGGTGATCGAACGTCTTGAGTCCGGTCTGAGCCTGCAACGCGCGATAGTCGGGCTTCGAGATGGGGCGGAAGTCCGCACCGATCACATTGTCGAGCGTGCGTGTGACTGCGGCCGAGGCCCAGCCATCGTTGCGCACGAGATCGCGCACGCGCGACACAATGCGGTCGCGATACGGATTCAGCTCACCGTCAGGCGACCAGAGAAACGGCTGCCAGTCGCGCATGTGCTGGCCACCCATGTCGGCCGCGTCATAGGCAACCTGGCTGCCGAAGCTGCCGGAACTGTTCAGCGCGAGCGCACGTCCCCCACGCGCAGGTAACGGCTGGCCGTCCGCGCCAAGGATCTGTACGGTCTGTTCGCTCATCGTCTTGAGAATGTCAGTCGAAGTGCTTTGCGGGGCGCTCTGACGATGCCGAGCTGCGCCTGCATAAGTTGGATTGCCGCGGCGAGTTGCGCAAGGTTCGCGCGCGTGTACGTCACGGACCGTGTCCCGTCACCCTGCGTGTACGAGAGCGATTCAGCCTGAGCGCCGGTGCTCAACTGGATATAGATCTGCTGCGCCTCCGCGAGAGAGGCACGCAGCGCGGTCTGATCCATTCCGGCCAGCAAACTGCTGTTCGGGTCAAAGCATGGCAAAGTAAATCTCCAATTCGTCAGCCGGCGAGCCGGCGAATCCGCGATTTCTTCGCGACAGCTTCCTGCTTGATGACGGGGCCGTCGGGCCGCGCCGGACGCGTGACACTGATCTCGTGCACCGTCGGCTCGACAGGTGCAGGCTCGATCAACTGACTCGGGTCAGCTTGCACCTGGTCAACGCGACGATTCAGCTTCAGGCCCATGTGCATCAGCCCGCACAGCGCCGCATATCCATACACCCGGATGTCGAGCGCTTCGTTCGCGCGTCCCGGCGGCAATTCCCAGACCCGGAACTTCTGTCCGTTAGCGATCTTCGTGACTGACCGTTCGGCGATGAGCTGCGCGAAGTAGTTGATGTCACGATCACTGGGGAAGTGCATGTACCCGGCTGGGTATGACACAACCCCGTTGTCTTCTTCCGGCTCACGGCGCAGACGGTCGCGTATTACGTCCTTCGCTGCATTGACGCCGATGATGACCGGGCGAAAGGTGGCTTTCGTTCGCGACGATGGCCGCTTCGTCGGCCAAACCGGCGAGCGCGCACCGCCGCGCGCCGACTCGCCCTTGATTGCCCACACGCGCCGACCGAGCCGCGCCTTCGCAAACTCGTAGACTTTCTGTGTGTGGTGACCGCCAGAATCGATGCAGGCAGCCATGACTTCAAAGCCACGGCCGTCGGCACGGCGCCAGACCCGCTTCAGATATGCATCAACGCGCGCCCACAGTTCAACGCTCTCGGGATCGCCCTCGAAAACAGCGTGGTCGACCGACCAACTCTCTTCGTTGCGGCCCCACGCTATGGTTTCCGCTTCGACGCGATCGTCCTGCACGTCAAGGCCGGCAGTGAGAACGCCAGCACCGTCGGGCACCTCTGCCGACCAGACTTCTGTTCGAGCAGCAAGACGCGCCTCGCTCAGCGCGCGATCGCCGCGGTCCTCGTATGGCTCGCCGAGCACCAGGTTGATGAACGTCTGGCGCGCGAGCGGGTCATCCTTGACGCGCAACCACTCTGCGACGAGGTTTGACCAGCACGCATTGGGGAACAGGCTATAGCCGGCCCAGATGTGAAAACCGGCGTGCCCGCTGAACGGCTTGGTCGCACGCCATTCGCCGCCCGCGACCATGTCGGGCTTGTCGACCTCATTGATGATGCAGCCGTTGTGACGGCAGACGTAGTAGACGGTCTCCGGCAATCCATTGCCGTGCTCGTCCTTGTCCCACTTCATGCCGTGCGGCGTATCCGGACCGCCCCACTCGAGCACCTGGCGCTCGCCGCAGTGCGGGCACCTCACGAAGAAGTAGCGCTGATCGCTCTCCGCGAAGCTCTTTTCGATCCGGCTGTAGCCCTTGACCGTCGGCGTCGAGCCGAGAACGATCTTGCGGTTCCAGAAGGTCTCTGACCGCTTCGTGCCGAGCGCGATCTGATCGCCTTCGTTACCGGCGCCGTCGACCGGGTAGGCGTCCACCTCGTCGAACATGACGACGCGCGACGTGATCCGGCGGAAGCCAGCCGGGCTGTTCGCGCCGACCAGTGTCAGGCTGGAGCCGTTCTTGAAGGTCTTCGCCAGGATCGTCTGATCGCTGTTCTTGGCCTTCTGATCGCCAGCGATCGACGCGAGCACCGGCGTGTCGCGCAGCATCGGCGCGATTTCCGTCTTCGAGTAGCTTTCCGCATCCTCGACGCGGGGCTGGACCACTAGGATCGGCGACGGATCCTGATGGATGAAGTAGCCGACGGCATGGTCCATCAGCTTCGTGTAGCCGACGCGTGCCGACTTCATGACGCTGATTTTCTCGACCGATGGATCGGTCACGGCATCCAGCATCCCTCGCTGGTAGCCAAAAGCTCGAAAGCGGCCCGTCTGTGCGCTAGTCTCGCGCGACAGCACAGCATACCGTTCCGCCCATTCGCTCAGGGTGAGCTTCGGAGGCGGTAGCAGGTTCTCCCGGCGAGCGGTGAGCAGCCCCGCATACAACGCGTCATGCCCTCGGGCGTAGCGCCGCGCGTTATGTTGGGTTGCCAGCTCCGTCACGGGTTAGCTCTTCGAGTGCTTCTGTGATGATCTCCTGCAACGTGTCCTGCAATTCGGCAGGTGTCTTACACCGGTGTAGGCGCGGGGCCTGTTCTGCGGGAATCGACAGCAGGCGTGTTCTGACCTTGGCATACTCGGCACCGACCGCCTTCGCCACCTCGGTGACGTCGACGACCAGACCGGAATCTCGGTCGTACTCGAGCTGAGCCATCAGCCCGAGATAGTTCTCTTTGAAGCAGCGCGCTTCGTCGAAGTCGAGCAGCTCGACAGCGCCGGTGAGAATCCGGCCGGCAGCATCGTCAGCGCTCTCGCCGGGCGCGAGTGTTACCTCGCTCGCCACCTGGGTAACAGTTTTGCGTTTGTTACCCTGGGGCGCGTGGGTAACACTTTGGGTAACAGCCGGCGCGCCGTCGCGGCGGTATCTTTTCAGGTTCGCGTTGGACGCATCGACGTCGATGTCATCGCCCGCAAACACAAGCCAGCCGCGCTCTTTCCACTTTGTGACGGTCTTTCGACTGACGTCGTGAAGTGCCGCGAACTCGCTCTGATTCATCGCTCGGGTTTGTTACCTGTTACCCAAATTTCAAAAGTTTGGAGCTAGAGAAAGATCGCGCGAGCGCAGTGCCCCCGGAGCGGAAAGGGCGAGGGGGACCCGCCACATAGTGGGACACCCACCCGTCCCCAAGAGCCCCACCCCCATCCTAAGCGCCGCGCGGCCGAAGATGGTCACCCCAGCTTCGCCGTCGCGATCGCCCGCGCCATTGCCGCTTCGAACTCGACCGCGAAGACCTCATCAACGGTCTCGAACGCTCGCTCACCAAACTCCAAGTGCTGCCTGACCGGGCGGGCGTCGCCGAATCGGACAAGCAACTTTAGATGCCCTGTCTTATTGATGCCGCGCAGTGCGACGCCGCGCTTGCCGCGCGTCTTCACCGCTTGAACGGCAGCGGGCCGTTGCCACACACCACCGATTGATTCGCCGCTCTTCGTCTTGACAGACCCGATGAACACATCTGGCCGACCTTGAAAGCGCTTGAGCGCTGCCCTACTGAAGTTGCCGTACTGGTTCAGCAACGTCATGTCCTTCGGATTCAGCCAGGTCTTACCCGAACCGATGAGCTTGTGATTGCCGCCGAACTCGTAAGGCGCGAGGTATGCCGCCGCGATGTCCTTGATGAACACCACCGCCTCAAGATTGGTCTTGCGAGCGCCCTTCACTGCCACTGAATTGACCGTGAACGGCGTAGGCCGGTCGAATACCTCCGGCATCGCCTTCTTCTCAGCGTCCTGCACGCGTCGGGCTATGGCGGTAAGCGCCTGCGCCGTCGCGAATGGCAGTTGCTGCTTCTCAAGCTGGCTAAGCGATCGCGTCAACTTCTGCAGGTCAGCGGAGACGCTGATCGCGAACGAAGACATGAACGCCTCAAATAAAAAAGCCCGCACTTGAGCGGGCGAATCCGACGACTCTCATCGCGGAGGAGACGGGTTGAAGGCTAATGCTCGCAGCCCGCATGGCGCAGTGGCCGTCTATCGACGCGCGCGGCTGGTTGCTTCACCCTCATGTTTGGCGGCTTGCTGCAGGATTCAAACTCTGCAATACGCTAGTCCTCCGGCCTCCCGGCCGTCTAGCTTTGCCTTTCGACTTTCAGCGTCTATCAATTCCGCCAAGCAAGCCGCCAAAGATCAGGGTCAATGGTGAACGCCGAATGCCGCCTGCGCCGCTTCAGAAGGCGTCAGGCCGGAAATGTAGTAGCCGTGGAGCATTTCGTGTTGGCCGGCAGTCGGCCGCCATGGCGGAACGATCAGGCCTGCAACAACCGCTTCGTCGACAGTGGTTCGTGTCCATTCGAACAGCATTGCCTGCTCAGCTTCGCTCATGTCTTCCATGTCGATCTCCGAGCAGAATTGAAAAAACCCGCTGTCTTTCGACTAGCGGGTTTTGGGCGCATCTTTCCACCGACAATCTTAGTTCATTCGAAAAAGGTGCGCAAGCGATTTCAATTCAAACGGCAACATCTCCGATACTCCTGTGACAAACGCCACAGCCGAAATCAGCGCCACTACAATGATTGCGCGCTTGTATCCGACCGGCTCCAGGTTGCTCATATCCGCCGTCGTGCCGCTTCCGTCAAAGAACGAATCAAGGCGCTTCCGAAAGCGCCTCATACCTCTTTCGTTCATGTCGAAACCCATGTACAAGCAAACGAATGCCAGAAACAACCCTATTAGAAACCACTTCGCCGCGGTCATCGGATCGGCGCCTATCAACGTTGTCCCCAATCCCGCTAACGTAGCGGCACCCGCAAGGCCGGCTCCATTGATGATCGCCAAGTGTTTGATGCACTCGATAGCCCACTCATTGGTTGTTTCCGCTGCGAGGTGCATCAAGTTCATGTAGGCATCGCGTATCCACGCTTGGCCCTCTGGCGGCATAGCCGCAAATGCGACTCCCGGTTTCACTTGTTCTTTTTTCTTAAACATCCTCCAGCCCCATTTTTGCCTTAATAGCCGCCCGGTCGCGATTCCGCCGAGCGAGCGCCACAACGTGATCCGTCGGCAGCGACCTGCCAATCGTATTGGCAATTTCCTGGGTATGGTCGACCGTAGTTGGTGGGCTGGCTCTCATCGTCAGCACCACCACCGCCTCCTCCGCTCTTCTTCGCGACGAGCACGACAGCGGTTACGACTAGCGCCGCCGCGGTAACCGCTTGGGCTGCATGTACGCGATTGATGCATTTCTGGTAGTCGGAGCTGTTGTTGCACCAGCTCGCGCAGCCGGTCAGAGACGTCACCAGCATCCAGACCGGAATATGTCGTTTCATAACCGGCTTTACGGCAAATCTTTCAATTTCTTTAGTCTATCTGTGCTACGCCGCGCGCCTCACACCGGTCCTACTTTGCCCCGGTATGCCTCATCGGCTTTCGAGACGATAAGGTGCGCGGGTACGCAGTAGAACAGAACGACGACTGCGAGAAGAAACTGGCCGTAACCGATCAGAAGCGCGAGGCCGGCGATGGTCGAAGCACCTGCAAAGAATTGCGAGAATCACGAGCGCTTTCGCGGCGTAACCTTGACGTCGAGCAATACCGACAACCACAGCAATACCCCGATTGCGCCGTTGAACCAGATGAGGAACACGGCGAAATTGTGCGCCGTTTGATCGCCAGAGACGAGCCAGCGTACGAGGATTACGACGAACAGAATGCTTGCGAGAATTCCGAACAGACGTTTGATCATGCCGACTCCATAATTTTTACGAGGTTGCGAAGGACAAGCATCGGCAGAAGCACCTGCTTCGCCGACTGGTAGACGTGGTGTTGGCCAAGTACACGGGTGCTGCCCCAGACTTTGTGGCCGCACTCCTTGTTGCGCATGCTGGTGCTGATCGCCGCGCGCATCTCGGCTGTCAGTTCGCGACGGTGCGAAAGGTCATCCATGACGGTGTCGACCTGAGCTGCAAGCTGGTCGTCGACCCAGTCATAGGCCTCTTCGGCAAGGTCGTCGGCACTCGACGGTGCATCGTAGTTGCGGCACGTGTGGTCTTCTGGGCGATAGAAATGTGCGAGCACTTCCGCATGCGACTGGCGGATTTGCCAGCGATACCAGTTCGAGAGCAGTTCTTCGATTTGTTGGCTTTGATCCAGCGTCATGGTCACCCCGTCAGAATATTTCTTGCACCGCTGCATTTCGTAGATGTCCGTCGAAGCCTTCTGGACACCGATGCTGCACACGTATTTCCGTGTCCCTGACCAGCGACTGCATTCCAGTTGCTCGCAGCCTAGGCAGGTCGCTTCCTGCCTCTCTTCCAGCACGATCGCCGGATCGCGCGCGTCGCGCCAACACGCCCTCATACACATCCCACCGATGCGCGGTACTTCGCGTAGGGCTTGCGGATGTGCTGATCGAACTTGGCGCGGGCTGCGGCGTCGTGATCGAGCAGCGCTCGGCTGCTGACACCGCATACGGCACGGATGAAGCCGGCAGCGTCCCGAGCGCCATGGCAGGGGTTTTCCTGGATCAGTGCGACCCAATCCCAGAACGCCTGTTCGTTCGACCACATGCCGGCCAGCTTGGCGAGTTCGCCGCCTTTGAGTCGTATCGTCGTGCTCACATGACCACCGTGAAGTGAATGCCCCAGTGCATAAGCCAATCCACCAGTGCGGTGCGCAGTTCGGCACCGCGCGGGAATGGAAATTCGACCTGGATGCGGCTGTCGCTCAGAACATCGATCTGTCCGCACAATGGGCAGCCGTCGAAGGCAATGACCTTTGCTTTCGTGACGCTGTCGACGTGCTGGCTGCTCGACGCGGTCAAGACGTCAGGGACGTCGGCGTATTGGATGTATGCGTGTGCGCTCATCGGGTTGCCTCGCGCATCGTCATGAAACACCCGAGCCTCCCCGCGTATCCGGACATGTCGACGATGATCTTGATCGGCGCATGCCGGTTAGCGGCATACCAATCGGCCGTGATGTTCTCTTTGGCCCAGCAGTTGAGCGCAAAGGCTTCGAGCTCGGATTCGGGGGAGACACTGAGCGTCCCGTCCGCGAGAATTGTTGTCTTCACGATTCCATCCCCCTAACGTCCCACTCCGAATCACCACTGGCGAGAAACGCCGCCAGCGTCTTTCGATGCGTGTTCGCCCATACCTGCACGCGAATCGTTCCGTCCTCGTTGAATCCCCCGACCGACACATGAGGCCTCAGCTCATCGGGGATCTCGATGTCCGCCCAGATATACCCACGGCCCACCCCACGGTAATAGTCCGTGCGCTCCGGTCCATACAGCTTGGTGGCCGTGAACCACGCGCCGTGATATTGCGATGCCCGGTTTCCACGCAAGCTGCGCGTCGTCTTCAACGGCAGATTCACAAACAACTGCATTACGCTGCCTCCTGCATTTCCAATCCCATCTTTCTCGCGCGACGCGGCTCCCAGCGCGCAAACCCTGCATCGAATCGAGCGAACTTTTCTTCGCGCGGCGCCGGACCCTGATCGAGCCACTGATGACACAACATGCAGCCCGGCAACGTCCGCTTGTGATTTGCTTTCAGTCCCATGCCCTTCCCCGCGCTCAGCCGGTTGTCGTGGCATGGCACAACCGTCGGATCTGCCCAGTCGCACCGCGCACACTTCACATTCAGGTAGCAGGGCTCGCCTCGACATGCCGCCAGATACTTCGAGCCCTCGGCGACCGTGACACGCTTCTTCTTCGTCTTGATCGCCGCCTGGCGCATCAGCGTCTGGGTGTGAAACGTCGTCTTTAAGGCGTCCGTCTGCTTGCGCTTGAAGCCGGTCCGCTTAATCGGTGCCGAGCGCTTCATGCAGCTACCCAATCCTCGCCAACACAGACCACCGCCTCACGGGACAGAACCGGGAATTCGCCGGTAAGCCCAACCAGATGCGCGGCCTGATAGACGCGCAGCCCAAGATCGCGCATGAGGTTGTGCTCGATGGGCGCGCCGCGCGACTGCTCCCAGCCCGGGAGGAGCGCGATACCATCGCAATCGATCGCATGCTTGATGTCGACACGCATGCATGCGAGCCAGTCACCATCGTTTCCCTCGTTGAGTTCAGCCGGATTGACGATCTTGAACCCAAGCGCACGCAGGCGCGCCGACTCAGCGGCAAATGCCGGCTTGTTGAATTCCGGATAGCCCGTCATCGGGCCAGCGAGATATAGCTTCATGCGGCCACCTGCATCACGAGGGTTGCGAATGGGTTAAAGCGACCATGGCGCACGCGCATACGCGCAGCAGACTCTTTCTGCGAGACATGAGCGGGCTTCGGGTTGGGCCGCGGCGCATCCGGTGCGTTGCCCAACGCCCAGCAGGCTGCCGGATCGCCAAACGTTGCCTTGCGGAACCAGCCATCAATCCGGAATACCGTTGAATGCCCGGCGCGCAGCACCTTGTGCACCTGGCGAATCGTTGCGCCAGTCGCGGCGGCCAACTGATCCGCGCGTTGCGGTGAATCTTTCTTGAGCGCCGCTTCAATAGCCGGCTTGACGTAGGCATACCCAATGCGGCCGGCTCTCCCGCGCTTCCCAGAGATCCCCAATCGCTGAGCCTCTGAACGTGCGTCGTCGTATCCATGGCGCGGCAGATGCTTCATACCGACCTTGATTGACGTATCGCTTGCCCAGATTTCACGAAGGATCGCGCGCTCTTCGTCGGACCACTCGACGTGGTTCGAGAGCGCCAGCCCCAACTTCGAAGCCCGGCACTTCGCCGCATTCCATTCGCGACCCGGCAGGCGATGCATCTGCGAGATCAACGTCACGTCGCTCTCAGCGACATCACGAAGCACTGCGTCTTCCTCTTCTGCCCATTTGCGACCGCCCATTTACTTCACCTCCTTGATCGTGATGCCGCGCGCGGCCATCAAATGCCTCGAAGACGTTCCGCGCGGGCGTCGGTTCCTAGCCTGCTCAGTAGGCGTTGCCCATCGACAATTTCCTGACTCGTAGTTGCCGTTGTTGTCAACGCGATCGATCGTCTTTCCATCTGGCCGCTCGCCCATGTCTTCGAGAAAATTCGGAAATGAAAACCATCTGTCGCAAACCGAGATGCCGCGACCGCCGTAGTCGATAAACTCGTGATGCGATTCATTCGTGCAGCGCTGGATCATGTTTGCCCATGACGCGTAGGTAGGGCTTACCTTCCCTGTCGCATGTCCATGCTTGGTGGCACGATCAACCGCCAGTTCGCGCTGAAGGCACCCGCACGATTGCGTGTCACCACTCCGTAACGAGACCGACCGAACCGCTACCGCCGCGCCACAGAGGCATTTGCAAGCCCACATGGAGTTGCCCTTCCCTACGGAGCCAGCACGGTGATCTACCGTCAAGCGGCCAAATGTCTTCCCACTGAGATTGATCAGGGCGCCCATCACCGAACTTCCTTGATAAAGATTCCGCGAGCAGCGAGGAGATGGCGTTTTATGCGATAGCCCTCTGTGATCTTTCCCTTCACATCCTCAATTACCGTCTTGCCGTCCTGCTCGTAGACGAAGTCAGCGACGTAGCGCAGGGCCGGGCGCTTCCGTCCGGCGATCACCACCGGCTCAGCCAGAACGAACGGCACCTGGAGTTCGAGTTCACTGATCTCGCCGCGCGCCTGCATCTGCACCAGGTCGTGCCAGCGCATCATTTCTCGCTTGCTGTCGAACTTGATCCCGCCGCTTTCGCATTTCTGGTTGCGGTATTTCGACGGCTTCTTCGAGTTCGAGGCGCGGATCAGTGCCGGATTGAACGGATTGAACGGATCGAGCGGGTCATCGAGCGCGGCAGTCTGCGGCGGGTTGCCTGTCTTTTCGTAGATGCGGCGTTGCGCCGTCGTCATCGCCGGTACCGCACCTTCGCGTACGCGCGCAGTGCCCACTGTCGTCGTGCCTTCCGGGTAGCGGAGAGCGTTCGTGCGGCTTGTCATGCGGCCTCCGCGTGCGCAACCTTGTCGCGCGGGATGTCATTGAAGTAGCCGTACAGGGCGTCGTACTGCTCGTCGCCGAAGCGCGCCGCGTCGCGCAGCATGTCTTCCATCCATTCGCCCGGGCCCGCCGCCTTCACCACGCGCGCCTTGAAGCGCATGAAGACCTCGCCGTCTTTCTGGGTCACCCCGAGCTGCTTAGCGCGCTCAGCGACACCAGCATTCGACTTGTGCCAGTCGCCGGCTATCGCCGCGCCCGTGCCACCGACTGCAGCCAACGACTGGGGCTTCACCGGGAACAGTCCGGTCCAGCCGCGCAGCACCGCTTCTTCGACGCTGACCTCGGGGCTTTGGCCTGCAGCGGCGAGCATTTCCAGCTTCTTGATCGACACGCGGGCCGCCGGTCGCGTCCAGGGCGCATCCTTCGATTTCGCCTCGCGGTGCTCGCACCACATGTCCCACACGGCGAACGGAATTGCGGCAGGCAGTTCGATGTTCAGAAGTTCTGCATGCAACGCAACTCGCGGCGCACGCCGCGCAGGTTGGTGGTTCCCTGATGGTTCCTCTGGTGGTTCATGGTGAATCGGGTGCAACCCATTGCGCCCTTTAGCGAAACCCGTTGCACCCTTTGTGTCGCCCGTTGCACCCTTTTCTGTCGTTCGTTGCACCCTTTTTTTGGGTGCAAGCGTTGCACCCTTTGAGCCAGACGAAAAGGGTGCAATTTCTGCACCGTTTATCCAGTCAGGGTTGATGCGGTATTCGCATGCGCGACCACGGCCACCGCCAGCATTTGCGACCTTGATCAGCCAGCCGCTCTTCACCATGCCTTGGATCTGGTACTGAACCGCGCGCGGCGAACGACGTACCTTCTCGGCCATCGTGTCGATGCTCGGGAAGATGTGTTCGCCGTTGTCGTCGCAGAAGTCGGCCAGCTTCAATGCCAGCAGTAGCTCGTGATCCTCGCCGGGATAGCGGTCCCACACCATGGTCTGGATCTTGATGCTCACGCTGCGGCCCCCAGCTTCACGCAATACACGAGAGCGCCGCCACGCACTTCGGACGACAGTAGACCGTCCTTCTCGAGTGCCTTGATCTGCGTGCGAACGGCCGATGCCGACAGGCCGCACTTAGCCGACAGCACTCGCACCGACGGCCAGCATTCACCTGTGGACTGCGTTGCAAAGTCGGCGAGTGCCAGAAGGACGATCTTCTTCGCCGCACGCATGTCGCGTTGCCAGGCCAGATTGACGAGATGAAAGCTCACGCGGCCGCCTTTGCCACGACGGCTAGAAGCTGCTGGCTCGTCTGCGTGGCCAGATCCTTGCGCGCACCGATGACCTTCAGGCGACCGGCGTCGAGCAGCTCGCGCACGCGCCCGCAGACGCTGCACAGCTTCATGTTGGTGATTGCGGCGATGTCTTCGCGCGTCAGCGGAGGACGGCCGTGTTCGAACGCGTCGAGCACCATCCGCTGCTTGGCGGAAAGCTCCTTGACGGTGAGCGCGTGATAGGCGTCGCTTTGGGTCTCAGCGACGCGGCGCCCCGAGCGCCCGCTATAGATTTCCGTCTGCATGGCGGATCTCCGGGAGTTAGGCGGCTTGCTTCTGAGCTTGGAGCGCGGCGTACTGGCGCTTGCTCATCTGATGCATTACCGGCGCACTGCGGAGATTCGGGCTGTACGAGTCCTGATCGCCGTGGAAACTCTGCATCCAGCTGCGCTTCTCCCGCTCCTGTTCCTTCGTGCCGGTGTGCGGCATGTACTTGCTACGCATCGAACCGCCCAGCCACTTCGAACCGCGACCACCACGGCCCTTGCCGCGCGAGCGGTACGGGCCGATCTCGGCCATAGCGGCATTGCGCTGACCGACGTTAGCGAGGCTCATAGCTGCGGCGATTGCAGCCATCATCATTTGTGCACGTGCGAACGGACTTGCCATTTCGATCTCCAATGGGTCTGACCGCTATGCGATCAGTAGTACTAAATCGGGACATAAGACGCCTGGCTCGCAAGAGGCTTATGTGTCGATTCAACCCATGGATGCCCGGCCGGTCCTGCCGGGTTGCTGCACTGCCCTACTTTGTCCCCTCGTGTCCCTTCTTGGGACGCGCTTCAAACGCGACGACTATTGCGCTCTGATACCCATACGCGCTTTTCAGAACGTGATAACCGAGAAATTCCGAGGTAGAAACTCCAGCCATTGCTGCGCGAACCGCGAGATCGGTTGCTTCGGGAGCGGGAAGCTCAACAATCAAACTGGTCTTGCACTGCGTCATGCGTTCACCTGCGTCCCACCTTGGGCCATGTCAGCACTGAAGGTGATCAGGTTTGCTGGCAAATTACCTACTGCGCCAAACAAGTGGAGTCTGACAATGCGAGCCAACCCGGCAGAATCACCATCAATACCGTGCAAAGCCTTGAAGGCCTGCAAAGCGACGAACTCCTTATCCGAAAGCCGTGTCTTCACTTCGTTTCGAAACTCGGTGCGGCGTGACATTTCTTCCTCCTTTTCAAAACAACTACCCATGAAACTGGTGAGCACCTGCGACCGTGTCAGAATTGCGCTTCCACACGACCAACCCCTCAACAATCGAGGCGCTCATGACCTTCAGCATGGACAACCATTCACTCGACATTCCCTGCGGGAAATGTGGCAAGAAATTCAAGGAGACGATCGGACGGTTGAAGCGCAATCCGAAACTCACCTGCGGATCCTGCGGGGCCGTTACCAACGTCGAGACAGACGAGCTCAGAAGGGTCGAGCAGTCCATCAAGAAAGCGTTGGACGGAATCGGGAAAGGCTTTGGAAAGCGTTGACAGATTGGCAAGCGCGTCAAGAATCGGCGCGCTTTCCGGGATCAGCCGTATGGAAAGATCAGGCATTACGAACCTCTTGTTCAAGCGTTTCGAGCCCGGCATTGATCACTACGGCATATCCATTGCGCTCAGCGCTCACACGCTTCAGCGACTCGTCGCACGAAAGCAGGATCGCAGGCCGGATCAGCCGCAGTACAAATCGCGCATACAGTTGTTTCATCTCAGATCACCATCCGCGCAGACTTGCTGTTCTTGTTGCTGCCACCAACTGGTGGCTGAACGTCATCGCTTGCGGCCGCCCGGTCGGTGGTAGAGCCACCATTTTTGGCGGCCAACTCCGGCCAGATAGACTCCCAATCGTCCGGCCGCAGCATCTGGCGAGTCACCACACCAGAAGTGGCCTGTTCGATCGGCGTACAGTGCTCGATGGGGACCTGACGATCGGGAGACATCCATTGATGAACCGCGCCCTTCGTGACGCCAAGGATGTCGGCCAGTGCCTTGTAACCACCGACAGTAGCCGCGGCAATCGCGATGGGGTGTTTGGTCATTTGGAGGTCGGGCAATGAGTGAGCTTCCGACCAAGTATAGATTTACTAGACTTGAAAGTAAAGAAAAACGAGACCTTGAGCGTTTAGACTTCCTATACCCTGCCGCCATGGAAATGAGAAACTGGATCAGGTCTGCCCGGAAAAAGGCCGACCTAACACAAGAGCAGCTCGGCGAAAGGCTCGGTGTAACCAAAGGAAACGTGTCTGCTTGGGAAAATGGCAGGCACGAGCCGAGCTATGCTCAAGTCCAAGAGATTTCGGTCATCACGAAGTGCCCGATGCCGGATTCTCAGCCAGGCACCTCCCCTACGACAGCACTCGACAGCAAAGACGTCTCAGTGCGCGTTCAGGAAATGCTTACGGAAACTGGAATGGATAGCGTGGCGTTTGCTGAAAAGGCCCAGATTCCTCATGAGAGAGTGGAGTCTTGGCTGAAGAACGCCGCCATAAGCGTCGAAGACGCAGTCGCAATTCAAACGGTTTTTGGCTACAACAGCGCCTGGGTGCTGGCCCGCGTGGGTCAAAAGAAGGCCGCTATCTTATATAACGATGAATTCCGCCCCAGGAGCATCGGGAAACGGAAGAGATTAGCGGTGGTGGGCATGGCGCAATTGGGGGATGGTGGATTCTGGGCGGATATTGAATATCCGGTAGGCCACGGGGATGGTTACATTGACTGGCCGACGTCTGACCCAGACGCATATGCACTCGAGTGCTCAGGTGACTCTATGAAACCTCGAATCAAGCACGGGGAATTCGTAATCGTCGAGCCGAACACTCCCCTGCAGCCAGGCGAAGAGGTTTTGGTCAAGTCAAAGGACGGGCGAGTGATGGTCAAGGAGATGGCGTACAAGATCGCCGGCCGCTATACATTGCTCTCGGTCAATGAAGACCACGCGAAAATTACCATCCACGAAGACGAGATCGAAAAGATCCACTTTGTCGCCGGCATCGCTAAAAAGACAATGTTTCACCGCTTCTGAGATCGCAGTCCCGAAACTTCTCACCTAGGCTCGATACGTCCTAGCGTCGTCCGCCGCGGGAATTCTAGAACTGCGCTGTCGCCATCTTTGCCGGCGCGGCTGTTAAGTTCGCGCAGCTCATCGCGGATTTCCTGCAGCAACTCAATCCCCTCATCCACGCGCCAGTACCACAGCGTCACGGCGCGAAGCCACTTGGCAATAGCGACTAGGATCGCTACGCCGACGACAAGTATCACCAGCAAAAGCATCCACGAATTCAGCATCACCCACCCCCGTCGGTCTGACTGTAATAAGGCGCCGCACGCGCTTTCTCGGATGTTCGCAAAAAAATCACACATGCGAGTCTCGTTTTTCTTGACTTTTGTTGTATAGGTTTTCTATACTTCATCTCAAGCGCTGGATGACAGCGCCAGCGTGACAAGTGCCCTAAGTTGAGCGGATTCTCGCGAGTCCTCTGTTCTTAGGGCGCATCTCACCACCTTCCAGATTCTTGGAGTGAGAGATGAACGTCAGAAAAGCCATGCATCGCGCTGCAACCAAAAGCCTCGACGGCCATTGCCGTTTCGTCGCGCAGCTCGGCCGCACCGTCGTAGTTCTCTCCCTTTCTGATCTGGCCCATTGTCCGAAGGCGCGTATTCAGGTGGCTTTTGCTGCCGGCAAACTAGTCGCGCCTCGGTAATCGAAAGAGAGATCGAGCATGTCATTCAAATTTGAACTCCGCGCCCACGTAATTATCGACGCAAGCGGCGAAAACGGCGAGGTCATCGCCCGTGCGGAATACGCCACCAGCGAAGACGCGTATCTCCTCCGATACAAGTCGGCGGACGGCCGCGCAGTGGAATCCTGGTGGGGCGAAAGCGCTATCAGCCGTTTCAGCATCTGACTTTGACGCGGGGCGCGAAATGGCATCTACCCAACCGAAACATACCGCCAAGACGCGCCCGCGCGACGAAGCGGATTTCTTTACGCGGAACGAAAAATGAACCGCGCCGCTTGCGATAACGCCCTGCTCCACGCCTGCGAGCGCACACACGGCCGGATGGCTCGCGCGTGCGGCATGGCCCTCGCCTACGGAGTTGCAATTGGCGGGGTCTGGTTCCTCTGCGCAGCCTACCGTGCCGGGGTGCTTTCGTGGCCGATCTGAAATTCTGCCTTCGTATGTGCGCTGCCTTCGTTGCGATCGTCGTGATTCTGGGCATCGCTCAGAAATGGGATGACGCCCAAACCGAACACGTTCGCGTGTCGATGCGTAACACCTGATCCCGGAAAAGCTCACCAATGGTCTCGAACATCATCCTGTGGTTAGCAGTCCTGTGCGTTCTTCTGGCCTTTACGGCGATCCGCATGGTGCAGGTAGCAAAGCAGGCAGACCAGCGCGATCCGCGCCTGCCGCGCGAGTTTGAGTTCGAACACGAATGCGATGCGCACTATCCGCGCGTCCGTGATTAACCCGCAGTCCCCTACTTTCAGGAGTTGAAATGCAACAGGTTCAGATTCCCCCGCTCGCTGAAGGCGAAATCTACCTCGGTGGATTCGTCAACACAACCGGTGACGTCACGCACACCATCCTTCTGCCCGGCGATAGCGACGAGGCGTCTTGGCAGGCTCAGATGGATTGGGCAAAAAGCATTGGCGGCGATCTGCCGACGCGCGCCGAACTCGTGATCGCCTACGAGCAGCACCGCGACCAGTTCCAGAAGGACGCCTACTGGTCGAACACGCCCGACTCCGATCCCGGCTATTCCGGCTGGGCCTGGTTTCAGAACTTCCTCTACGGCTATCAGGGCTACTACCCCCAGGGCTACGAGTTCCGCGCCCGCGCCGTCCGCAGATTGTCCATTTAACCCTTTGCCCATTTACAACGGAGCAGCGCAATGACCATCACGCTCGAAGCCATCGAAGCCCAGCATGCCCGCGTCGCCGAAATGATAGCGGCGTTCAGGGCTCAACCGCTCGCGACCGAGTATCGCGTCGACGCCGTCACGATCCCGCTCGCTCCGGGTGAGCGCTACGCCGGCATCGTGCTTGACGAAGACGGCACGCCGTCGCACCACCTGATCCTGCTGCCCGGCGATGTCGACGATGTCTCGTGGTCGGCTGCGAAGGACTGGGCGGCCGAACAAGGCGGCGGACTGCCGAATCGACGCGAGCAATCGCTGCTCTTCGCGAACCTGAAAGGCGAGTTCGAAGAGCGCGCGTACTGGTCGGCTGAGTCGCATGAATCGGAGTCCGGCTGGGCCTGGTATCAGAACTTCGACCTCGGCGATCAGTACTACATCCACCAGTACTACGAGTTCCGCGCCCGCGCTGTCCGCAGATTTATTCCTTCGGTAATTTGATCTTTTAATACACCGTGGCCCTGCACACCCAACTCCCCATTTATCGAGCGGCCTATGCGCTGCTCGATAGCGTCACCGACATGGTCAAGAACATGCCGCGCGACTTCAAACGCTCCATCGGCGAGAAGATCAGCGCGGAATGCATCGAGATCATGGTTCTGGTGTTTCGCGCGAATGTCGCCCTCGACAAGGCGTCGCACCTGACCGAGTTGCTCGAACGCCTTCAGGTGATCGAACTGCTCTTGCGGCTCGGTATGGACAAGCGCCTTATCTCGCGCGCTGCGTATGCCGTGTCCGTCGAGCAAACGACCAGCATCGGGAAGCAGGCCAACGGGTGGAAGAACGCCACACATCGCCCGCTTCGTGGAGGTCAAGGCCGCCATGACTGAGCGATCAATCAATCTGGTCGTGCCGCTGGCTCACGAGGCCACCGCCATGCGCATCGCAGATACCGACCGCCAGCGTGCGGCACGGTCTGGCGCAGTTTCCCAACTGAGCAATCGGTCGGGCGACGTAGATAGCACGATATTTCCGGCTGGGCCTGGTTTCAGAACTTCAACAACGGCAATCAGAACTACAACCACCAGAACAACGAGTTCCGCGCCCGCGCCGTCCGCAGATCGAGAAGCGCTTTCGTTCGCCGAACTGGTCGAGGCCTATCTCGACTGCCGGTGTACGAAGCGAAACAGCAACGCCGCGCTCGCGTTCGAGCTTCGGCTCGAGCGCAACCTGCGCCGACTTTACGACGAGTTGGTCTCCGGAAGCTATTCGCCGGGCCGATCAAAGTGCTTTGTTATCACGCGACCGAAGCACCGCGAGGTCTGGGCGGCAGCGTTTCGCGACCGCATCGTGCACCACCTGCTTTACAACCGAATCGGCCCGCGCTTCGAGAAGTCGTTCATCGCGGACTCGTGTGCCTGCATCCCAGGCCGCGGCACGCTGTACGCAGCGCAACGCCTCGAGGCGAAGATCCGCAGCGTTACGCAGAACTGGTCGCGACCCGCGTATTACCTGAAGTGCGATCTGGCGAATTTCTTCGTGAGCATCGACAAGCAGATCGTGCTGGACCTTTTGCTCGCGAAGATCCGCGAGCCGTTCTGGGCCGAGTTGACCGCGCTCGTGCTGATGCACGATCCACGCACCGACTTCGAATTCCGGGGTGATCGCGCCTCACTCGAACGCGTGCCGCGGCACAAACGCCTGATGGAGCAAACGGCGGATCGCGGTTTGCCGATCGGCAACCTGTCGAGCCAGTTCTTCGCCAACGTCTATCTGGATGTGCTCGATCAGCGGGCGAAGCACCGCCTCGGCGCTCGGCACTACATCCGGTACGTGGATGACTTCATTTTTCTGCACGCGTCACCAGCATGGCTGAATGCGGCACTGGCCGACGTTGCCGCGTTCCTGCCGTCGCGCCTAGGCGTCCAGCTCAATACGAAGAAGACGATTCTGCAGCCTATCGCGCGCGGCGTCGACTTCGTCGGGCACGTCATCAAGCCGTGGAGCCGCACGACGCGGCGGCGCACGGTCAACGAGGCCGTCCGCCGCGTCGCCAAGGTCGATCCGGAGAATTTTCTCTCGGTATCGAACAGCTATTTCGGCCTGCTGGGTCAAGCACCGAGCAGCCACCACGACCGCGCGACGCTGGCGAATGCAGTGCGCCGTCGAGGCCACGCAGTCAATAGATCACTGACCAAGACATACCGAGGTTCGTCATGAGCGGCCTCGAATGGTTCGCTCTCTCCGTATTGGGAGCGATAGCAGTGGGTGTGGGGTTGGCGCTTCTCTTCGAACGGACCCGGCGAAAGTAGGCGCGGCCATATCTGCCAAACGAATAAACGGCGTTTATGCGCCACACGAATAAACCCTTCTATTGAGGCGAGCATGAGCAACCCAACAGTGATCGGCGATGCGACGCTGTACTTAGGCGACTGCCGCGAGATCCTGCCGACGCTGCCACGCGTTGATGCAATCTGCTCCGATCCGCCTTACGGCCAAGACTACAAGGTCAACACGTTTTATGCGGGCGGAACGCGCGAGAGCGCTGTCGTACAGCGGAATGGAAAGACGTTGACCGTGCGCCCGAATACCTACGAGCCAATCGTCGGCGACAAAGAGCCGTTCGATCCATCACCGTGGATAGATGCTGCTCCGGAAGTCCTGCTCTGGGGCGCTCACAAGTTCGCAGATCGGTTACCTCCGGGCGGCTGGCTGGTTTGGGACAAGGTTCCCACTGGCAAGGTACGCGATCAGGGCGACGGCGAGGCCGCATGGATCAACCGAGATCAGCCGATGCGCATCTTCCGCCTGCTTTGGGATGGCTTGTGTGTTGGCGAAGGTGCACGACACGAAGTGACCGCGGGCCAGAAACGCTATCACCCATCGCAGAAGCCAGAAATCCTGATGGCTTGGTGCCTGACGTTCCTCAAGGGTCAGACGATTCTCGATCCGTACATGGGTGCGGGCGCAACAGGCGTAGCCGCTGTACGTGCCGGCAAGCATTTTATTGGGATCGAAGTTGTGCCCCGCTACTTCGACATCGCTTGCGAGCGGATCGCAAACGCCCAGCGTCAGGAATCACTTTTCGAGCCGGTTGTTCCTGTAGCCGAACAATCGTCGCTTGACCTGACCGCCTAACCCCATCCGCGCAGCGCGCGAAGCAATCGAACAATGAGTGATGCCCCATGCCAATCAAACCGGAAAACAAGGCCCGCTATCCGTCGAACTGGAAAGAGATTCGCACGCG